CGTGTTCGCGAATGGTACGGATGGACGGGGCGAGCCAACGAGGGCAAGCGCATGCTCGCTATCGACGTAGCAAAGGGCATCGCCGAACGTGAGATCATGTGGGGCTGGCGTACCCCGACTGAGAACAGTGTCAAGGCTGGGCCAGCCGATTCGTCGATCTTCACCGTCGAGAACGGCATGTGTATCGGTCAGGACATGGCGCAACCGATACGGATCGACGGTAAGGTCTACAAGGGCGTGGCGTGGACTCTAGCTGACAAGCGTCCCGGATCCCGCAAGCTGGGCTGGGAGATGATGCGTAAGATGATCCGTAACGCCCAACCGAACGCGAACGGACCGAGGGAGCTGCCCGGCCTCTTCGTGGTGGAGAAGGAGTGCTTGCAGTTCCTGCGTACGGTGCTTTCCTTGCCGCGTGACGAAAGGGACTTAGAGGACGTTGACACAAATGCGGAGGATCACATCGGGGACGAGGTCCGCTACCGTGTGCGGTCTGTGGGCACACAGATTCGTGGCGTGGCAACTGTGGGAATGTGGTAGGGAGAGTGATGGGAACTGAAACGAAGGCTTTGAGTGTTACTGTCCACCAATCGGGCGACTCCCCAGATGGAACCCTTTGCGGGTTCGCTCCTTACAAGGAGTCGTTGTTGATCCCGGGATCTCCCTGGGTGACTTGCTGGCTATGCCTTGCGGTGCTCAACGGATTCGCTACTCGTGAGCAGGCTCAAGCCTGGGTTCTCAAGCAGGGAAGAACTGAAACGGTGGAGTAGATTATGGGCGTCGACAGCAAGCATCCTCTCTATACCGAGCACGAGACTGACTGGGATCAGATGCGCGACACCTATCGCGGTGAGCGCATCGTCAAGGAGGCGGGGACCAAGTACCTACCGCCAACGTCAGGAATGGTCGCAGATGGCATGCTCAACACGACCAATGTCGGGTTCAAGGCCTACATCGCCTACCGCAAACGGGCTCGGTTCCCAGACACGGTGCGTGAAGCAGTCGAGGCGTTGCTTGGTGTGATGCACGGCAAGCCGGCCACGATCGAGCTGCCTGAGAGGATGGAGTTTCTGCGTGACAATGCGACCATGCGCAACGAGTCGTTGCAGATGTTCCTGCGACGGATCAACGAGGAGCAACTAGCGCTTGGCCGTACTGGGATCCTTGCCGATGTTGTCGATCGCGGTGAGCGGAAAGACGAACCATATCTGTCGATCTATCTAGGTGAGCGCATCATCAACTGGGACGAGGGCCGTCGAGACGGCATCGAGATCCAGAACCTTAACTTCGTTAGCATCGATGAGACCGAAGACGAACGGATCGACAACTTCGAGTGGGAGAAGATAGACAAGTTCAGAGTCTTGATCCTGGCTAGCAACGAGTCCGACGAGGCGGCCACCGAAGTGGGCAGCAGCGCCGATAACTTGGCCGAAGGTGAGGGTGTCTACCGTGTCGGCATATTCAGGGATCAGACATCCTTTGCACCTGACGAGATGGTCACGCCGAGGATCAAAGGGCGTACGCTGGACAAGATCCCGTTCGTGTTCATCAACACGAAGGACATCACTCCTGAGCCTGACGATCCACCGTTGCTTGGTCTGTCCAACCTGACGCTGGCGATCTATCGGGGCGAGGCTGACTATCGCCAATCGTTGTTCATGCAGGGGCAGGACACGCTGGTGGTGATTGGTGTCACGCAAGGTGAGAAGTACCGGGTCGGTGCCGGTGCGTCGATCGAGTTGCCGGTTTCAGGCGACGCGAAGTACATCGGCGTGGATAGTCAGGGACTCGCCGAGCAGCGCCTGTCACTCGAGAACGATTACACACGAGCGGGGGCAAAGGGCGGTCAGCTTCTTGACACGGTTGGCGGTGACAAGGAGTCAGGCGAGGCGTTGCGCATACGGATCGCCGCGAAGACGGCGACCTTGAACCAGATCGCTCAGTCTGGCGCGTTTGGGTTGCAGACGATACTGAGGATCGTTGCTGAGTGGATGGGCGAGGACCCCATGAAGGTGATTGTCTCGCCGCACCTGGAGTTCGCCGACGACCGTATGGCTGCCAAGGAGTTGGTCGAGCTGATGAGCGCCAAGACGCTCGGTGCGCCGATCTCACACAAGAGCATCCACGGCAACATGCAAGAGCGTGGCATGACCGGTCTGGCATTCGAGGAGGAGCTTGCAGAGATCGAGGCCGAGAAGGATCTGGAGCTCGGTGGACCTAGCGCTACTGACCCGGATGGTCCGGAGCCGGACGAACCACCAGCCGATGACGACAACGACGACGACGACGAAGGAGGCGACGACGACAATGCCTAGCCACATCCGTAAGAAGAAAAAGAAGAGAAGGCCGAGGCCGAGGTGACCCAGTGAAGATGTTCCCTGTGATGGTTGTCAACAACCTTACTCGCCAACGCGGAAAGGCGTGGATCCCACTGGCTGTGGTTCTCCCCCATGAAGCCCAGGCGCGAGCCAACCACGACCAGACCCTCCAGCGCCTAGCCGAACGTGGTGGTCTGGCTCCTTGCGAGTTAGCGGCTGTCCTCAATGATCGAATTTGGCGAAAGATGGACGATGCCGATGCTTGGGCAGAGATTTGGAGAGCGTTCGCGCGGTGGATGGATCCGGCGAAGGGCCCTTTGACGGTCGACATTAGCGAAGCTCTGAAGAAACCTTGACGCAGATTGATCTACAGGTCCCCGGCATAGCACGCACGTCGAACGAGCTATGGTTCGACGCGCTGATTCGGCATCAGATTGGCCTGCTGCGTACTGCCGGCAGCACCCGCAAGAAGATCATCGGGCTGCTCGACGCTACCGAGAAGGATCTGCGCAATGCGATCCGGAGACGCCTACGCAACGCGCCACCAGGTCTCGACACGCCAGCCAAGGTCGTCAGGCTCAGGGTGCTACTGGCAGACATCCGGGCCATTCGACGTGATGCTCACCGCGAGGTTGCGTCGGTTCTTCTTGCGGACATGAGGGCGCTCGCTCTGGCTGAGCCTGCGTTCCTTGCTGCAGCGATGCAGACGGTGGTCCCGGTCCTGATCACGCCGAACCTCCCGGCACCCGAGCTCTTGCGATCGATCGTGACCACCAGGCCGTTCGAGGGTGACGTGCTGAGTGGCTGGGCACGGAAGATGGCGCGTGCCGACATCGACCGCATCGAAGCGCAGATCGCTATCGGGCTCACGCAGGGCGAGACGGTCCAAGAGATCAGCCGCAGGGTAGTGGGCACGGTAGCGCTTCGTGGCCGCAACGGCGTGACGCAGATCACACGGCGTAACGCCGAGGCGATCGTACTGACAGCCACCAATGCGATCGCCAACCAGGCCAAGCGTGAGTTCTACCTGGCCAACGCTGACATCATCGACTTCGAGCTGTACGTTGCCACGCTCGACGCAGCTACCACACCGATCTGCAGGAGCCTCGATGGGAAGCGATTCAAGATCGGCAAGGGCCCGATCCCGCCGTTGCACGTTGGGTGCCGCAGCTTGCGTGTTGCATCACTCGACGATGAAGCTCTAGGGAAGCGACCGATGAAGCCTGTTACTGAACGTGGCTTGCTGCGGGAGTTTGCCAAGCGAGAGGGGTTCGATGCGCCGACAACGCGGGCCGGCTTACCACGTGGCACCAAGGGTGCGTTCGATAGCTTTGCTAGGCGACGCACACGTGAGCTGATTGGTCGTGTGCCGGCGAAGGTGAACTATCAGGATTGGCTGGGCCGTCAGTCGGCGATGTTCCAGGATGACGTGCTAGGAAGGACGAAGGGTCGGCTGTTCCGGCGTGGTGGTTTGAAGCTTGACCGGTTCGTTGACGCGGCGGGCAACGAGAAGACCTTGGCGGAGCTGGCGGCAAGCGATGCTCGTGCGTTCCGTGCTGCCGGTCTTGATCCGCTCGACTTCCTGTAATACAAACTGAAATCAAAACGGGAGAGAAGGTATGGTCCTCAAGGACACACATGACAAGCTCGACGAGATTCCGGAAGAATTCCAGCCTCTTTACACCGAGAAGGGTGGCAAGTGGGAGCTGACGGGGATCCAGGGCGTCAAGACGCAAGGTGACGTGGACAGGGTGCAAGAGAGTCTGCGCAAGTCGACGAATGACCAGAAGGAGCTGAAGACGAAGCTCAAGACCTGGGATGGCATGGACCACGCCGACGTGATGACGAAGCTGGATCGGATCCCGGAGCTGGAGGCTGCGTCCAAGGGCAATCTCGACGAGGCTGGGATTGAGGAGATCGTCAACCGGCGAGTCGACGGTACCATCAAGAGCAGGTTGGCTCCGGTGGAGCGGAAACTCAAGGACACCCAGAAGGAACGGGACGAGTACAAGGATGCCAACGTCAAGTTCCAGGCGGCTGACAAGACCAGAGCCATTCATGACAAGGTCCGCAAGGCTCTGGTCGCATCGAAGGTGCTACCAGATGCCCACGAGGATGCCCTGCTTTGGGCTGACCGGATCTTCGAGCTACGTGACGATGATGGGGCGATCGTGACTCGGGATGCTGTAGGGGTCACACCGGGCCTTGATCCGGTCGGCTGGCTGGACGAGATCCAGGACCGTCGTCGCCACTGGTGGCCTGAGTCGGTCGGGGGAGGCTCCAGGGGATCGACTGGTGGCGCCGGCGGGCCAGGGGGCAAGAACCCATGGACGTTGGATAACTGGAACCTGACGGAGCAGGGACAGATCGTTAGGCAAACCGGTGGGGCCGAGCGTGCTGACCGGATGGCGAAGGCTGCCGGTACGTCGGTGGGGGCCGGGAAGCCGGCGCCGAAGAGGGCGGCGGTCTAGTTGAATGGCCTGGCTCTATGTGCCGGGGTCGGGGGCTTGGAGCTCGGACTCAGGCAAGCCCTGGGACGGCGATACCGAACTGTGGGTTACGTCGAGCGGGACGCCTACGCAGCGGCCGTCCTCGTGGCGCGGATGGCGGACGAGGCCCTGGATTCGGCTCCTGTCTGGGACGATATCGCGACCTTCGATGGCCGCCCTTGGCGTGGACTTGTGGATATCGTCTCTGCGGGCTGGCCGTGTCCGCCGTTCAGCACTGCGAGCCGCGGTCGAGTCGTCGCAGTCGACCTCCTCCCTCACGTCATCCGAATCGTTGGAGAAGTCAGACCGTCGTACGTCTTCCTTGAAAACGTCCACAGGCGACCCATCGAACTCGCAGCCGAACGGCTCCAGCGCCTTGGCTTCGTTTGTCACGGTGCCCGAGTGTGCGCCTCCTCCGTGGGTGCTCCGCATCGGCGATCTCGGTGTTGGCTTCTTGCCTACGCTGACGACGCGGAACAACCAGCATTCTGCCTCGATGAGGAAGTGGCCGGCTTACGAGCGACTGCACAGGCTGACGAATGGCAAGCCGGTCCACCTGGCTTTCTGGGAATGGATGTTTGGGTTCCCCATCGGATGGATCGACTGCGTTGCGTTGCAAACAGCGCAATGCCAGAGCAAGCGGCCCTTGCGTTCCGTGAGCTCTGGGGGCGTTTGAGGGCGCTAGCCTAGCCGATTCCTGAGAAATCCCTGCCATGGGGGTCTTGTGCCCAGACTTTCTAGCAGGCAGGATCTCCTTCGTGGGTGTCGGCGCGTAGGCGTCGGAACTCCCTCCCGTCCCGCGACAGGGACCCGGACCTCGTAGGTGGCAGCCGGGAAGACCTCGCGAACGGGACCGGCCATAGGGTGCGGTTTCGGTTGATCCAGAATCCCGAACCCGCAAAAGCAGCTGACCGAAGAGAAGGCCCGGATAGTGCAGTCAGGCGCCCTGACGCGTGACGCCTTCCTGGACAACCTTCTCGCTGGTGGCGGGCTCACATTCAACGTTCCGTCTTTCCGTGACCTCGACAACGACGCCGACAACGTCTCGACAGACGACGTTGCCGACATCGTCGCAGCCGACTTCGGTGCAGGCACTCCGGCGACCAGGCTCGACAGCTCACCGCTGAAGATCGAGACAGACACCGAGGTTGCGGTTCGCCTGAACCGTAACAACAGCTGGTCGTCTGCTGACCTTGCAGCGGCCTTGGCCGGCGCAGACCCGATGGGGGCAATCGCTGCCCGTGTCGCGTTTTACTGGACTCGTCGACTCCAGGCGGTGTTCATTGCGTTGTGGAACGGCGTCATCAAGGACAACGTTGCCAACGACTCTGGCGACTACGAGAACGACGTCTCCGGCAGCTCTTTCGTTGACGGGGTCACCAATTTCTCTGCCGAAGCGTTCCTGGATGCGAAAGTCACCATGGGTGACAGCCAGCAGGACCTGACCTTGGTGATGGTGCACTCGACTGTGTTCAACCGGATGCAGAAGAACAACCTCATCGACTTCATCCCGGACTCTCGCGGTGAAGTCCAGATTCCTCAGTTCATGGGTCACGAGGTCCTGATCGATGACGGCATGCCGAATGCGTCGAACGTCTTTGACACCTGGCTGTTCGGAGCGGGCGCGACCAGGCTCGGCGTTGCTTCGCCTCTGAATGCGACCGAGACCGACCGTCAGCCGCAGGCCGGCAACGGTGGTGGACAGGATATCCTGTTCTCACGCATCCAGTGGGTGCAGCACCCAGTCGGACACGCCTACACGGGCACGGCTCCGAACGGCGGACCAGGCAATGGTACCGGCGCCAACGACTTGAACGCGTCGGCGTCCTGGAACCGTGTCTTCCCGGAGAGAAAGCAAGTCAAGTTCGCTCGACTGCTGACCCGGGAAAGCTAGGTCCCCATGACTACCAAGGCGCTGTTTCAAACAGCTCTCGGTGGGGCCAGTCGAGAGATTGGCTTCATGGAGTTCACCCGCACTGCTGCCGACGTCCTTACCGCCACGGCTCACGGCCTCCAAACGGGGGCCGGACCGTTTCGTGTGATGACGACAAACGCCGATGCGCCCGCAGGACTCGTAGTCGCTGTCCGCGCGAACAAGGCTTATACGCCTTCTACGGACATCCAGGACGAAACCGTTGCCATCGACGGCAAGACCTACACATGGAGGGATGCGCCAGGCAACACCGATGGTGAAGTCGATGTCGCTGCCGACAACGCGGTCGCTGCCGGGAACCTGACACGAGCCATCAACCTCGGTCCCAATGCGGGCACCGACTATGGTCGTGATACGGTCAGCAATCCCAACGTGCGCGCCTTCAATGACGAAGCGGTATGCACTGTAGAGGCAGTCAATCTCGATGCCACCGCAGGCAACGCCATTGTCATCGCCGAGGCTGCCGCTGGCGCCTGGGCTGGCGGTGCCACGTCGCTTTCCGGCGGCATCGACGGCACCGACTACTTCATCATCAACCTGACCGCCAATACCTTCTCGGTTGCGACAACCAAGGCCCTTGCGATCGCTGGCACAGTTGTATCGATCACCGATACAGGCACTGGTGTGCATCGTCTGATCACAACGGTCGAGACGCTGTCGGAGTCTCTCGAGGATGTCGTTGTCAATCGTTTGACGGCTACGGGAGTTCGTGTGCTGTTGGCTTCGCAGAACATCGCCGACTTCTGGCAGTCCGGGATCGACGGGGTCGCCAACTAGAGGAGAACGTATTCTCATGGGAAAAGGACTCAAAAGATCACTGTCAGGAGCTGTTTCCACGCATGTGATCATCAAGGATCTGATCAAAGTGAGCGCGGTCTCTCTCACAGTTGCTGGCGCTTCCGGTGTGGGCTTTGGCTCTATCGCTGCTGGTGACTTCCCCCAAGGCAACATCCTGTTTCTGGGCTGTGTCGCCTACATGACCTTCACGGGTCCGATTTCGGGAAGCCTGAGCGATACGTGGGCAGGCGACTATGGCGTGGGAACTACACCCGCGTCTGACGGAACGATAACCGTGGGAGACGTCGACATCGTTTCGTCGACTGCTCTTGCTGCGGCTACCGCTGAAGTGTCACCGCGTACTCGTGGCGTGCAGAACGACGGTTCGCTTGCTGGTGTGATGTTCGACAACACCGATGATTCGCTGGAGATCAATCTGAACCTGCTGATCGATGACGCCGACATTTCCGCCGACGGTATCATCATGTCATGCACCGGTGAGATCTTCATCTCATACGTAGTGCTCGGAAACGACTGAGTTGGGTAGCGGGGCGCCTCCCTCCCGGGGCGTCCCGCACCGCTTCACCTGGGAGGAGGGAAAGCTGTGCGAATGAAAATCGAGGACGCTCTAGCTTCTTTGGATACCGAGGACGACGAGCTCTGGACGGCCGATCGCTTGCCGCGTGTCTACGCGGTCAGCGAAGCAGTTGGCTACGATGTGACCAGGAAGCAGATCACGGACGCCAATCCTGCTTTCATCAGGCCGGATCCGGACGCACCAGAGTCGGTCGTGACTCTTCCCGAAGAGGAGATCGAGACCTTCAGGGTGCAGTCGGAATCTTCGGAGCCTGCGGAAGAGAAGCCGAAGGATATCCAGTGGCCTGACCAGCCGTCGGCTCCGACGGCTGACGAGGTCCAGGAATACGTCAAGACAGCGAGGGAAGGCAACGTTCGCGTTGCCTGTGTCGTTCCGCTTGACGAGGTGGTCGGGCTTCATCCTACGCAGGTCTACTCCAGCGTCGACTTGGTTGACCGAGCGGTCGAGGAATTCGGTCGCCAAGCTGAGGTTCTGTCGGCGCGTCGCGAAGCGATCGACAAGCAGATCAAGGATGTTGGTCGTCGGGGTGCGTTGCTCAGCAAGAGACGCAACCGGATGCCTCGCGGTAGCGAGAAGTCCAAGCAGGCTGAGACTATCAAGCGTTACCTTAAGGTCCAGCATGAGTCTCGAGCCAAGCGTGCAGAAACTGCGCAGAAGTACATCGAGGCTGGGACGACTCCGGAGGATGTTCGTAAGCAGCTCGAAATAAGATCGCCGCTCGATGCTGCCATGAAACACCGCAAGCCAAGCCGTAGCGGTACGCGACCGGTCTATCCGCCACGGGCTGCTGGGGCGTAGGGTCGAGGGATGCCGCATCTGGGTACCGCCGATCGAGCAGCTCGCTTCCATGCACGGGAGCGACGACTGTCCCTGGCAGGCTTTGCAGAGATGTCCCGCACGCACCTGTTCGCTATCCCTACGGCTACGATCTTGGCGACGCAGTTCCCGGTGCGCACGACGTTGATTGCGTTCCGCACCAAGATTCGTATCACCAGCACGTCAGCGCCGGTGGGCCTGATCTTTGAGATTGGTGACGCGACTACGGCTATCGCTGCTTGGATCGACGACACGGATGTGAGCTTGCGGTCGGGCGACGCGGCTGCTGCGGATCGTGGTATCGCTACGTTCGTCAACGCTGTCAGGTTGCCGAACACCTTGGAGCTCGACCTTACCTTTGCGGTACGTCCCGGCGACGGCCGTGTGCGGATCTTCAACGGCGGGAACGAGCTCGCACGTGGCGTGGCTTCTGGTGGCCAGCTTCCGAACGGTTGGGCGGCATCGAGCAACGGCGCCTTTGCAGCGGCGGCGGTCGGGGCACTGCCAGCAGACGTAACGCAGACCGGTGCACCTAGCAACTTCGATGTGATCGAGCCCCTGACGGTCTTCGTGGGGCAGGTCCCCAGACACTTCATCTGAGGAGAACCCTTCCATGGTCTTTTTCAACCGCGGCAAGTTCATCATCTTCGATCCCAACGCGGCCGGAGTCGGAGAGGCGCCTCTAGCCATCCTCTTGGACATCATCCGCATCGCGCTGATGAAGACGACCTTCACCATCAACATCGACACGCAAGAGCAGTTTGACGACATCTCGACAAGCGAGATCGTGGCGACCGGCTATGCTGCGCGTGGGGACGCCATCGAGCTTGCCAGCAAGGCGATCGCTCGCGACGACACTAACGACAGGTCGGAGTTCGATGCTGCGGATCTGGTCTACACGGCGATCGGAAACGGCGGCAACGATACATTCGATCAGATTGTGGTGATACGAGAACAGGACGCTGCTGCCACGAACGCCAACACGGAGCTGCTGGCGCACGACACTGTTTCATCGACTACCACCAACGGCGGCAACGTCACGTTGGTCTTCAATGTGGA